CTTGATTGCTTCATTAGTTTATTATACTTCTTCCACTCAATGCGAAGCACCGCAAGACGATCTTGCGGAACTTTGCCATTTTTTGGTTTACGTGATCTTGTATTATAAAGCCCTTTGACAAGATGCATACTACCCATCCGAACGATCTCCAAATCCAAGATCTTGAAGACGCTCAAGAAGTTCAGTTTCTTCGTGAATGCAGGCGTGCCGCATTGTCACGCACCCGTAGCAATCACATTTAATTTCTTCTTCTTCTTCCATCATTCTTCTTCTTCCATCATTCTTCTTCCATCATAGACTCCTGTTAATCTTATGCGAAGGGCTGTTTGCACAGCCCCTCTGATAAAATTAAAAGTTATAATCGTAAAATTTATTAGGTTGGTCAGCCATAACCATTCTACCATTTTTTGTTTGCCATTGACCTTTTGCTTTTGACCAACGAGCGCGATGAGTTGTATTTTTAGGATTTGAAGCGATAATCCACTCGCCACCGTTATTCACAACGTGAGCAGAAAAACCACCAACGTGAGCTTCCATTTTCCAGTTTGGATCAAGTTCAGCATCCATTTCTCTGACAACAACTGTTTGATCAGAAATAACTTCAACCACTTCGTATGGTGTTACGTCTGAATATCCGTGGAAGTTGCAATACTTTTTAATTTTCTTTGCTTCTGCAATGCGATCTAAACGCTCTTGTTCAATTTGTGCTCTAACGTTTTGTAATTTCGTATTCATAATATAATGTCCTTTTGTTGTTTTGATATAACCATTATACCATATTATTTAGATGATGTAAACAAAAAAATGCACGTTCAATGCATTTTTTTTAATTTTTATGAAAACTGTAACATTTTTGTTACAGTTTAGTTTTAAGCGTCTTTGGGTCTAGAGTTGTAACAGATCGATGATTTATACGGCAACCTATAATACCATTATAATATTCGTCTGATATTAAAGCGTGAGTGATCATTTGATAATATGTCTCTACATATGCCATTTCGCCTTTTGTTTTACAAAGATGAATTATCTCTCGGTGAAATACTTCTGGTCCATGCTCGAGTAATAATTGGTTGACTCTATCGGATGAGCCATAATACTCTTGCCAGTCAGATTCTTTAAAGAATTTTCTTTTACGTTTGAATCCTTTAAGAGGCTGCTTTGTAATTTTGCGAATAAAATTCTTTTTGCCAATATATTTTTTATTATTATCAGCAGTATTTGTAATCACATATACAAATCCTTGATTTCCTTCAATCATATCTGAAGTAAAAGGCTTGTTTTTATAAAACCAGGTCATTTTGAGTCATTTCTTATAATATTATTTCATTATTATAATCTTATTTATAATATTATTACAATAGAAAAAATGTTTATGAAATATTATTATAATAAAATAGCATTGGGTTCTCTGGTAAAGGGTAATGTATATATATACACTTAATTTTTCTCTGGTGACCCTCAGAACCCTAATCTTCTTCTATATCTTCTTCAATCAATTCAGCTTTAATTAATGATGCGCACATACAACAATTTTCTGGTATTAGATCCGATTCTTCACTTTGATCGTCTAATATCATATAAGTTGATAAACATTCATCACATTCAACAATATATTTACTCATAAGCGTCATCCCATTTACCTGTTAATCCAGCTACTTCGTACTCTGTTACTCGACCTTCAAAGAAGTTTGTATGATCAGCACCGTTTAAAATCCAATCAAGCCAAGGCAAAGGATTTTCTTTGACCTTGAAGTTTGGCTTCAAACCGAGTTGAATCAAACGTCGATCTGTTATATGTCTTATATATCTCTTTACATCGTCGGCATTGAGGCCTTCGACATCACCCATCTTATATGCAAGATTGATAAACTTGTCTTCAAGTTTCACTGCTATTCGTGACATTTCATATATTTTTGATTTGAATTCATCATTAACAATACGTGGATTTTCAGCACATAAAGTTTTAAAAATACGTGAGTTACCTTCAACGTGCATTGTTTCGTCTCGGATACTCCATTCAACAACTTTACCCATTCCTTTCATTTTGCCATAACGTTGGAAATTAAGTAACATTACGAATGAAGCAAAGAGTGCAACACCTTCGTTGAAAACAGATCGAGCCATTGATAAAGCAAGTCCACGAATTGTACTAATATCGTTATCAATCATGAACTCGATTTTTTCTACCATTTCAGTATATTCAAGGAATGCATGGTATTCTGAGTCTGGCAGCCCAAGCGTTTCATTCAAGAGTGCATATGCTCTTTGATGTATACCTTCACGACAAGCAAAGGAACCAAGCATATTACGTATTTCGTTGTTCTTAAATTTTGGAATATAATAGTCGTAATAGTTTTGACCGACCGCAACATCAGACTGAGTAAACAACCTTAAAATATTTGTAATGTATTCTTTTTCAACTGGAGTTAACTTACCAGTTTTCCAATCACTCATATCTTCTGATAGTTCAACTTCATCTTCAACCCAATGAATTGCTTCATGCTTACGAGTCAATTCAACAGCCCACGGATAATGAAATGGTTTATAAGTTTCTGAGAATTGCATCATTCCACCAGTTTCTTTTTTGATCAATGAATCTGATATTTCCATGAATTGATCGTATGTACCAATTAACTTATCGTCAATATAGATTTGTGGAACTGAGCGAGCACCTGGAATTCTTTGATAAAGCGCAGCTCGCTCTTCATTCGTTTCAAGTTTGTGCTCAATGTATTCATATCCATGTGATTGAAACCACTGCTTTGCTTTGTCACAAAACGGGCAATTACTTTTTGAATAGATTTCTACTTTCATTTTTTATCCTTGGCAATTGATGCAATCGTCTTGCGTTTCTAAGTTTTCTGATTCATAATCTTGTAGGGCATCTCTTTTCACTTTCAAAGAAACGTTTTCGGCTCTTGATCCTGCTTCTGTACGAAGATAATAAAGACCTTTACATCCATCTTTCCAAGCATTAACATGAACTTTATTGAGATATTTGCGATCTGCTCCAGCAGAAAAGAATATGTTCAATGACTGTGATTGGCAAAGATATTCTTGTCTTGCTCCGGCTTGAGCTACTACAACGTTTTGATCTATTTCAATTGCAGTTTTATAAACTTCTTTTGTATGATCATCAAGGAAATCAAGATGTTGAACAGAACCATTTGAAGTAATAATCGAACTCCATATTTTTTCTGTATTCTTGCCGATCTTTTCAAGATGCTTTTCAAGATTTCTATTTTTAATGAGATGAGATCCAACTCTTGTTCTATGAGTATATGCATTCGCTTTGATTGGCTCAATACTTGGGCTCGTACCAATAATAATACTTGAATTGGCATTTGGAGCAATTGCTAGCAGGTGAGCATTACGCTTACCTGAGCCAACCATATCCGGAGCTTCACCACGTTCTTTACCAAGAATATAAGTTTGCTTTTCAGCTTCTTCTTTGATATATTTGAAGATCTCAATATTTTTAGTGAATGCTTCTTCTGATTCAAACGGAATTGATTTAGATTGCAAATACGCATGATATCCCATTGCGCCAAGACCAAGTGAACGTTCACGATAAGCAGAATACTTTGCTTTTGATAAAGTATCTGGGCAATATTCAATAAAGTATTCAAGTACGTTATCAAGGAAACGGATGAGATCTTGAATCATATTTGTTTTTGACCATTTATCGTATTGCTCAACATTGACGGATGACAAGCAACAAACAGCAGTTCGCTCTTCGTTCGTCGCAAGTTCAATCTCTGAACAAAGATTTGAGCCGTGAAGAGTCAAGCCAAGATCTTTTTGCTCTTGAGGTAATGCACGAATTGCAGTATCGATGAAATGAATATAAGGCTCGCCTGTACGATATCTTGCTTCAAGTATTTGTTCCCACAATTTACGAGCAGACATTGTTTCAATTATTTCTTTTGTATGTGGGTCAATAAGATCCCAAGTTCCATTTGACTCAACAGCATGCATGAAGCTATCGGTTACATTGACGCCATGATGGAGATTGAGATTTTTACGATTGATATCACCTTGTGGAATTCTCATTTGAATGAACTCAACAATATCTGGATGTGATATATCTAAGTATGCTGCATAAGAACCTTTACGCGTTCTTCCTTGCTTGTAGGCAGTCATATCAGCATCAACGGTATGGATAAAGGGAATTGGCCCAGGAGCTTTATCTGAGTTTGAACGAATTGAAGACCAATGACCTCCAACGCCACCACCTTTGACTGATAGCCAACGAAGTTCACTTGTATGATCAATCAATCCGCCAAGAGTATCATCGACATATGTAAGGAAACAAGAAATTGGAAGAGCTTTTGGATCGTCACCTTCTTTTGGTGCATTACTCAATACGGGAGACGAAAACATAAACCAGCCTTTTGAGGCATAATCATAAATTCTTTGAGCGAATTCATCATCGCCATTTGAAAAACATTTTGCTGCTCGAGCAAATGCTTCTTGCGGAGATTTTTCATCTGGGAGACAATAGTAATCTTTAATTAAGACGTTTGCTTGTTCTGTTAAGTATTTGTCTCGACTGAGTTTTATTTTTACCAATATCTTTCTCCGGTTTCTTTTATCACGTGATATTATATATAATATAATAAAAC